ACCCAACCTTTTCCCAATATCACTAAATAGTTGATATGGCAAAGTGGTATAGAGATAAAGCAATAATCAATGTCAGAGGTGGAGATGCCGAGACTAGAAAACTTGTTCGCTCTATCGCCCACTGGGTTTCTCGAAAAACTATGGATGTTCGACTCCGAACATCTGTCACTGTAAATATCGTAATACAAAAAAACTTATATCTTAAGGAAAAAGTCCAAGGATTATCTTGGATTGACGATGAAGCATATCGTCCTAAGAAATTTAAGATACAGGTTGAAAAGGAATCTAGACTAAGACCTTTGCTAGAAACTATTGCCCATGAAATGATACATGTTAAGCAATGGGCATCTGGTGAAATGTATGAATATTCTGATGGCTTTAGGACTCGTTATAGAAAGCAAGGGTTTAACACTAAAAAGTTAGATTATTGGGATGCTCCTTGGGAAGTAGAAGCACATGGTAAAGAGGTTGGTCTATTCGTAAGATGGGCAGAAGAAGAAGGATATAACAAACTTCCTTGGGCACAAATTGACTTCCTAAAACCTGAGTATGCCAAGAAAATTAAAAATCAAATAAAATCGTAAAAAGTCCTTTACTTTTGTTCAAATTTAAGTAGAATAAATAGTGTTATGTCTAAATTTGAAAACGACCTAGATCTTGTAAAAGCCAAACAGAATGCAGTGAGAGCAAAAGCTACACTGGAAAAACGATTTGCTTCAGATCCTAAAATACAACAAATACTTGATAAAATAACACCCAATAAACAAGTTATGTGTTATATCTTTTCTAAGAGTATAGCATTTCGTGTGGGTCGTGGTAGTATAAAATCTATCGCAGGATTTCCTGCTGGACTTAAAAATAGTTTTACAGGTATTAATACTGCCAAATCAACTTTCAATCCTTTAAAGATACCAGCAGAAACTAAAAGCTATTCTAAATCAGATACTGTTTTATTACTTGCTTTACATTATTTAATTAATTTTTCTGATAGAGTAAAAAGCGAAACTGATAAAACCGAAGCAGTTGAAAGTGAGCAAGTTATGACAGTACAAGCTGACTTAAAAAAATTAATTAGAGAATATGGTATAGTGAGATTACAAGTAGGAAAAGAAACTTTTGATGTAGATAATTTTAAACAAGTTCCTGGAAGACCGAAAGCAGATATGGTGTTCGAATATAAAGGCAGACCAAATATTTTTGTATCACATAAAAAAGGAACTAAACCTGCTGCCTTCCAACAGTATGGTGGTTTTGCTGTTGACCTCCAAGTGAAAGATTTACAATCAGCTAGAGCATATCCAGAAATAGAACAGTTTTTAAAAGATATAAACGAAACTATGAAAGCTATGGGTGTGAAAAAAGATTCGGCTGGTCGTTATGATTTAAATGATTTACAAAGAGGAAGTAATATGGCTCGTCTTATTCATGATGAAGATGTTGCTAATACTGTTAAGTTTGGTAAAGATTTTAAAACTAAAAAAATGGGTCTAGACAATTGTTCTATACTTATAGATGGTGACATCGTATTTAAACCAATGACTGGAAATATATTTGAATTATGTGGAAGTTTTCATACAGATATAAATCCTGAATTACAAAAAAAGAAAAAAAGATTTATATCAGATAAAAATGATGTGTACTCTCCTGCTATGTTTATTTTAAAGTCAGAACAGCAAGGTCTAAATCAAGCAGGGTTGGCTAATGCTAGAGCAGTTATTTGGCCAAATAACCAGATTATTCAAGGATATACAGCACAGTTTGAAAGGATGTTTAGAGGAGTAAAAACTAAGAACAGCAATACCATAGAAGGATTGAAGAAAGAATTTAAAAAATAGGTTATAAGTACCTGTTTTTATATAATAAAATAGTCTAAAAAAAAGACGATTCGGTCGACGATTTTACTTGACATTTGTCTAAAAATGGAGTAGAATTACTGTATAAATTGATAAAAAAGAGGTAAATATGACTATGACAATTTTAAAAATGACTGAGGAAAAAGGTTCTTATCAAAGAACTGTACATTCTCTTGAGAACCAATTAGTTGGTGTTGATGAAATCAGAATCGCTGGTAGAGATTATACAAGGCAATCTGACTTTTTTGATAACCAGTGGTCGACTACTTCAAACTCTGTAGAGTTTGCTAAGAATAGTGGTGGTTTCTATGTTGATGATGAGAGTATCGTTAGATGGCATTCAAATAACCAAGAGCCATTCGGTGATATGCTTCTTGACTTACATGAAGCTGGTCATATTACTTTAGACCAAGTTGACAGAACTTGTATGTCTAAAGAAATTAAAACTGAACAGTTCTGGAAAGAACAGTTCGAAAATATTAATATGGAGGATAAATAATGTCACACTGGAGTACCGATGCAATTATCGATAAAATTAATGATGAGATCGATGGTATGTCTGCTCATGAGAAACACATATACCTTTTCAAGAATAAGCTACAAACTGCTTATAGAGAAGATTGGAATGATGTGATTGCTCAGGACATGTTCGATAAAAAAATGGAAGAGAGTCCTTACTAATGGCACAAGTACACGAAATGTTATACATGAAAATGGATAATGGTGATTATATCTATGGTACTAATTTAGATATTGGTAAATACTCAGTAAAGTTTGACCCACCACTTGAATGTAAATATGAGTTTGACCATGTACCACCTATGAAACTAGAAGGACAAGGTGGCTACTCGGAAGGATCTAAAGCATTCAAGTATGTTGGTACTGACCACGATCCTATGACAGTTTCTCATCCACCTAGCCAAGAGATGATGAGAGTGACTGCTCGAGGTGATAAAGAATTCTATAAAACTAATGGCTGGGATTATGAAACAGGGGAGTTAATATACAACGAAAAATGGTAAAATCATTTAAGACATTAATTACTGAGCAAAAAAATGTTCATATGGAACATATTGAAGACATCCTCTTTGACGAGGGTGTCGCTGGTGCTAGACGAGCAATTAATTTCATGCAAGGTATGCGTGATATGTTGGCTGGTAAATCATCAAACAAAGTAAATGCTACAGTAAAATGGGATGGTGCCCCAGCAATCTTTGCTGGTACAGATCCTAGAAATGGAAAAAAGTTTGTTGCTAAAAAAGGTATCTTCAATAAAGATCCTAAAGTTTATTATACACCTGCCGATGTTAAGAAAGATACATCTGGGGACTTACAAGCAAAGCTATTAATTTGCTTGAAATATTTACCCAAGATTCTACCAGATCGTGGTATCTTTCAAGGAGACTTAATGTGGGCAGGTCGTAATGACTTAAAATTAAAAGATATAGATGGTCAGTCTATGGTGACTTTTCAACCTAATACTATCGTCTATGCTGTTCCTGCTATATCAGGATTATCAAATGTTATTCGTCGTGCTCATATGGGTATCGTCTGGCATACTGAATATACTGGAAATACATTCGATACTCTTAGAGCATCGTTTGGTAAAAACATTGCTAAGAAAATGAAACAACCTGGAATACTAGGTGGCGATGTTTGGTTTGATGATGCTACTTATAAAGATGTATCAGGTCAAGCATCTATGACTGCTAAAGAAACAGCTGAGTTTACTAAGCAACTATCTGCTATCGGTACTCAGTTTAGAAAAGTAAATGCTAATATATTGAACAGTATTAATGCTAATAAAGATTTGCTTATCAATATCAAGGCATTTAACAATACTAAGATAAAAGCAGGGAAAAGGATTACCAACCCAAGCCAGCATGTGACGCAAATGTTTCATTATATTGCTAACAAGTATAAGAAAGAAATAGATAGCAAGAAAACTGAAGCTGGTAAGAATACTTGGAAAGCTAAAAAGAATGATGTACTGTCATTTTTTATAAATGACAAACAAAAAATCGTTGAGATATTTAAGCTGATGAATATGATGGTGGATGCAAAGCAAACACTAATCAATAAAATGAACCAAATTGGATCTATGAAAACTTTTGTAAGGACTCGCAATGGGTTTAAAGTGACAGGAGTTGAGGGTTATGTGGCTATTGACAAGATGTCAGGGAAAGCTGTAAAACTGGTAGATAGACTTGAGTTCTCTCGCCTGAATTTTTCTCCTGAAATATTGAAAGGTTGGAATAAATAAATACCTAAATATAGGTATATTTAATCGATGGGACAAATAAATGAAAGACTTTAAAACACTTCTTAATGAAGTGCCTGCTAAAAAAATGGTCATAGGGTTTGGAAGATTTAATCCTCCAACCACTGGTCACGAATTACTTATCAATAAGGTGACCCAGTATGCTCGTTCAAAAGGCAGTCCCTCCAAAATATATGTCACAGCTACTGAAGACAAAAAGAAAAACCCACTAAAACAAGAACGCAAAATCTATTACATGAAAAGGATGTTCGGTGTGAACGCTCCTTTCGTGCCAACGAAGTCGCCTAATCAAAGAACAATTATAGAAGTAGCAAAGTATCTCAATACAAAAGAAAAGATTACTGAACTAACACTTATTGCTGGTAGTGATAGGATTGCTGAATACAAGAGATTACTCAACCAATATAATGGTAAAGATTACAACTTTGATAAGATAACTGTATTATCTTCTGGTCGTAGAGACCCTGACTCAGATATGGCTGAGGGAATGTCAGCTACTAAAATGAGAACTGCTGCCAGTTCTGGTAAATTTACTGACTTCAAACGAGGTATCCCTCGTAGAATGACTATGGCTGATAGTAAAAGATTATTTAACGAAGTACGCAAAGGCATGGGTCTGCCACCAATTAGAGAAGAAGTAATTCTACCAACATCTCAACTAAGAGAAGATTATGTAGCGAAGAAGATATTTAATGTCGGAGCAGTAGTTGAAGACGCTGATGGTGTATATGAAGTTATGGATCGTGGGGCAAATTATATTAGTGTATCTGACGAAGATGGCAATGTATCCAAAAAATGGCTACACGAAGTTCGTCAGATCGCCGAAACTAATACTGTAAATGACTATCATTATAATGATGAATTGGTATTTAAAGGGTTTACTACAGAACACTTCCATAATTACTACGAAATAAAAGATAAGTTTCTAGATTTATTTGAAAGTGATAAAGATCCTGTTGCTGTGCTTACATGCTTAAAACTTGTCGACCAGTCATTAAAGATATTAGAGGAAGCTAAGTCTAGAGGATACGCACTAATGGAAGAAGTTGGTGCTGATTCTATCATAAAAATGAAATTGTCAGACTCCCTAAATAATATAGGAGAGTTAGAAAGACATGACTACTTAGACCAAATAAATGCCGACTTGGCTGACTTACTCTCTAAGGAACCAAATATGAGAAAAGATTTAGAAGAACAAAAGAACTTAAAAATTGACCCACAGAATAAATTTAGATTTACTTCTGCTGATAGGATTAAGGTCGCTAGAATTATTGCTGGTTCAATGGGTGTTGATAACCCTGAGAAAATGTCAAACCCAACTCAACTTATAAACTTTGGTCTTAGAAAACTAAGAACAAAAAGAGTCACTCCTGAGTTTGCTGAAATCGTAAAGAAAATGCTACAGACTGCTAAAACTGCAGGAATAGATTACGATCGTCAATATTTACCAGCTATTATGAGACAAGGGAAGTTCGCAGTAGAAAACAAATCATTTAAAGATTTTATGAGCGAAGTATCTGGCTCAGGTGTAGATCCTATCGTATTACAACTTAGAAAAAATATTAATCTAAAAGGTAATTATACATTCGAATTTAATGATGGCTCAAAAGGTAAAATGTCTCCTGGAGCATCTGAAGGAATCTTAAACAAATACGATTCGCTAAGAAGACCTGCTCAAAAATTAAATGTGTCAAGAGGTATGGGTAAATCCATGAAATCTCTAAAAGATACATTATCAAACTGGGATTCTGTTGCTAATAAAGAAGATCCTAAAGCTAAGAAGTCTGGTAGAGATGAACCACTTCGTGGTGTAAAGAATCCTATGGATGAAGCTGACCAATATTATAAAGGTGTATCTTCTAAAGATAAAAAAGCAAGGAAGGCAGAGTTTGAAAAAGATTCTAAAAAAGATGATAGCGATCCTACCAAGTACGATCCTGCTGCTGGAGATCTAGATAAAAAAGGCGATTTTAAGAAAACAAAAAAATCTAAACATACACTTAAATACCATAAAAAGTATGGCGACCCAGAAGAACAAAACGAAGCATGGTTAAAAACTATTGAAGATTTAACAGCTTTCTGGGATGAAGATGTAAAAGCCACAAAAGAAAGAATTAAAAAAGAAAAAGAAGCAGATAAAATGAAGCATGATAAAATGATGGATCGTGCTAGAACTCAAGATGCTCAGAAGAAAAACAGGGAAACAAAACCTGGAGTGAAGAAAGAAGAGTCTGAAGGCAAAGATGGTATCATGGGTGTAGGTAAAAATGTCACTCGTAAAGTTAGGCAAGGTCTAAGAGCAGAACTTATGATGCGTATGGCTATGACTAAAAAGAAAATGGCGAAAGCTGATAAAGGGTCAAAAGAGTTTGATGAACTTTATGCTGAATATAAAAAGTGTAAAGATAGAATGAAAAATCTTCCTGGAGTAGAGGGTGCTAATGAGCAGAAAATATGGGAAGTAAAACGACCAAGTGTAGATGAAGTAGATCCTTCTAGTAATTTTAATATTGCTAAGTCTATTATGTCTTACCAAGATTACAAAAAGATGTTAAAACTAGCTGGTGGTATTGAAAAGAGAAAAGTAGATGGCACTATGGAAGTTGACAGTAAAGCTACTCGCGATGAAAAGATAATGAAACAAGTTATCGATGAAGATTGGTTAGAAGAAAACACAGCTGTAGCAAAGAAAGCTAAGAAGTCTGGTATTCCTAAAGGTATATTAATGCAGGTTTACAAAAGAGGAATGGCTGCATATGGTACAGGGCATCGTCCAGGAGCATCTCAACAACAATGGGCACTCGCTCGTGTAAATAGTTTCATTGGTAAAGGTAAAGGAACTTGGGGCAAAGCTGATAAAGATCTTGCAGATAAAGCGAGGTCAGCAATGAGTGATGAAGTAGAGCCAAATAAGAAAAAGAAAAAAGGCGATGTTGAATTAAAAGAACAAAAAAAGAACTGTGGGTGTGGCAAAGACCCATGTGAAACTTATGGCGATATACCAGAAGAAAAGGAAATGACTGATGCCCAAATGAAAAAACGAGAAGATATCGTTAAGGGCATGAAAGATAAAACTGCTGATTTTAAAAAGCGATATGGTAAAGATTATAAAGATGTAATGTATGCTACAGCTACTAAGATGGCTATGAAAGAAGAAGCTGATGGCGAACCGATGACTAAAATAGAAATCGATAAGCCAGTAGAAACTGAAGATAAACCAAAAGCTGATAAGATTAAAAAAAAATCAGGAACACCTAAGTCTGACGACCCATATGATTTAGAAGTATTTGTAGCTGACCCAAAAGCTGACGCAATGCTTGACGATCTTAACGATGATGAAATCGAAAATGTGGTCAATATGTTTGACCCTGAGCAAGATCCAATAAATGGTAAACTAGATATCTTTGACTTATATGATGATGAAGAACTAGCATTAGAAGTTGAAGATGAAGAAGGCGAAGTCACTCAAGAAAACTTTGAATATCTTGAGGGTGATTTAGAACAACAGCTGAACGAAGTACTAAGTAGAACTGAAAGAATTAAAAACCGAGTAAGAGTTAGAAGAACTAAGGCAAGGAGAGCAAGAAGTTTACGAATCGCTCTTAGACGACACTCTTCTACACAGGTTATAAATAGTAGAGCAAGAAGATTAGCAGTAAAATTACTGAAAAGAAGATTCTTTAAAAAGGCACCTAATCAACTATCTGTAGGTGAAAGGGAAAGAGCCGAAGCAAGAATCGCTAAAATGCGTCATGTAGTAAAAAGGATTGCCCTAAAACTAGCACCTCGTGTTAGGCAGATGGAAAAGAAAAGACTACATGGTAGAAAATCTGTAAAACCTGCTCAAAAATTTAAATCGGCACTGGCTGGTGGTAGAATTAGAACTGCCAAAAAACAAACAGGTCGTAAAACTGTAGGCAACTATGTTGGTCAAAGATCTAAAAGTAAAAAAGGTTATGGTGGGGCAACTGGTAAAGCATATGGTGGAGTTAGGAAAAAATAATGAAAACTTTTAAGGAACATAGAGAAGATAACATAGACGCAGTATGCGAAGCTATGGAACTTCCTACATTAGAAGAAGCTAAGTATCAAGGCAAAACTGTCACACTTAACGATCCTATTCGTACTTCTGAAAATCCTAACAAAAAATTTAAGGTATATGTAAAAGGTCCAAAAGGTAATGTCGTTGTTGTACGATTCGGAGATCCGAACCTAAGTATTAAAAGGGACGATCCTAAAAGGAGAAAAAGTTTCAGAGCAAGACATGGGTGTGATAATCCAGGTCCAAAATGGAAAGCGAAATATTGGTCATGCTATCAGTGGAGAGCAGGTGCCAAAGTAAATAGTTAATTACATTAACAAAGTGGAGATAATATGAGTAGTGAAAAGAATGGTCCAGTGGACATCCCAGAAACTGACGAACAATGGGATGAACTTATAAACGAAGCAGATGTAGAAGAACATCTGGCACAACAAAAACAACTAGAGGAAGAAATGAAAAGTGGGTTGACAAAACCTACAGAATCAAACCCTAGTGTAAATCCTTACAGTACAGATCCTAATGCACCTCTTCCTGAGGGTGTGCTTAAAAGAGTTATGGGTATGGCTATTCCTACTAGAGAAAAACAACTAGAGGATTATGAGAAATATAAGGAAGCAACTGCTAAAACAACTGACAAATCCAAAGTAGATTGGGCGATTGAACAGATTGGCGATAATAATTTAGAAGGTGCTCAAGAATGGCTAAAAGAAAATAAACAAGAGATTGATGAAAATAAAAGGTTGACAATTACCGAAGGACAAGCTGTTCAAGTACACTATGTTAAATTCTTATCAGAAGAAGAGTTTGAGAAAAAAATTATTGAAGGTTTGGCTGAGATTAAACAGCTAGAAGTATCTGAGATTATGGAAGCTGGTGGTATGGATGCTCACCTCGTAAGGGATTTAGATATTGATTCGCTTGATGCTATCGAACTAATTATGGATGCTGAGGATATGCTTGGTGCCCAAATCGAAAATACTGAGATTATGTGGGTCAAAACCCTTAGAGATATCTTTGAAGTTATTAAGTATAAGATCGAAAATGATAATATGCCTTATCCTATACCTGAATTCGACGAAGAAGATATTATCTTTAGACCAACTACAGATACAGTAGATGGTAAAGAAGTACATTCAGGCAACTCTGCTTATAAACAATTCATGGCAGGGACTGATGAAAAGCATCGTATGGAAACTGATATAGACAAATATCTCGAAGAAGAAGAGGAAAGAGAGAAAAAATTGCGTGACCTTTTAGACGATGATGACGATGATTTATCAGTTGGACACAACAAATAATGGATTATCTTGCATTATATGAGTCCGAAAGGCAAAAAGTACTAGAACTTGAAGGTAAAATTCGAGAACTAGAAAGTAAAATAGAACTAAATAATAGTAAATTCAACAATGAAGGAGAACGAAATGATTAATGAAGATGAGAAAGTGGCTGTAGAGAATGAAACTCCAGAAGCTACTCAGGAAACTGAAGCACCTGTAGAAACTCCAGCAGAAGAGCCAAAAGCTGAAACTCCAGCTGAAGCACCTGCTGAAGAACCAAAAGCTGAGGAAACTCCTGCTGAAGAAAAACCAGCAGAGCAACCAAAAACTTATGGTGATAGACTACAAGCTGCAGCAGTGAGAGAGCTAGACAATTTAATTAAGTAAAGGGTACTAATATGTCAGAAGTTTTAGGATATCAAGAGTTTATGGAAGCATTGGATTCAGTGAATTCAAAAGCTGTAAAGAAAAAATTTAAAGATAGAAAAGACAAGGATATCGACAACGATGGCGATGTCGATGCTTCTGACAAATATCTTCACAAAAGACGCAAAGCTGTTTCTAAGGCTGTCAAAAACGAAGACATGATGAAACCTATGACCTCTGCTGAAAGAGCAAAGGAAATGCAAAAGAAAGCTAACAAAGTAAAAAGGGATGCGGAAGCAAAACTTAAGAAAGCAAAAGGCATAACCATGGGAGAAAAACTTGACAATAAAGATAAGAAAGTTGTCAAAGATGTAGTAAAAGCATTAAAAGGTGCAACTAAAGCACATTCAGGTCAAGCTAAAGAATTAGAAAAAGCTATGAAAACTGAAGGCAAGTATGCAAAATATTCAGACCTACTTCTAAAGAAGCAACGCATGAGAAAAATGGGTCAAAACACTATGGTGGTTGATAAAGAAATAGAAGCTGAAAAGAAAAAAATTCAAGCAGGTGGTATGAAAAAAGAATCGCTTGATGAAACAATCAGAAACTATGGTGACTTGAGAAAAATGCTGGACCAAAAAGCTAGAATGAAAGCTATGGGACAGAATATTGATTCTATTAGTGACAAAATTAAAAAAGCCAGAATAGAATATGGCAAAATGCTCAACAAAGAATCACTTGATGAAGAAATGCCAGCAGCATTTAAAGCCATGCTTATCCAAAGAGATAAAATGAGAAAAGCAGGAAAGAATATTGATGCCATTAGTGACAAAATTAAAAAAGCAAGGCATGAATATATGAGAATGGCTCCCAATGCATTCAAGAAAGAAGAAGCAATAGACGAGAAAGGTCCTGGTCTGTATCATAATATAAATATGAAAAGAAAACGAGGAGAAAAAATGCGTAAAAAAGGTGAGAAGGGTGCACCTACAGAAAAAGATTTCGCTAGTGCTGCAAAAACTGCTAACGAAGAAAGAGAAAACTGTCATTCAAAAGACCATGACTGTGCTACTGTCGTAGAACATATTGTATGGGGATTCGGAAAGCCAGTTTATGAAAGTCACGCAGTACCAACTGACGATGGCTATGTTTCTTGGTATGATGTAGAATTCGAACATGGTGTTGAAAAAGAAGTACCAACTGAGGATTTAAAAATTTATACTACAGAAGACCATTCTAAGTATATGAAACCGAAATCTAAAAAATCAGTAAACGCACAAAAGAAAAAAGATAAAGACGAAATGATTGATGAAGGAGAATTCTCCGATGCAGAAATCGCTAAAGCTGTCGACATCGCTAAGAAGATGGCTGGACATAACTACACTGGTGCTACAAATGCAATTAATAAAATGAAAAAAGGATTAGCATCTAATGGAAAAGTTAAGTATGCTTTGAAAAAAGCAGCAGAAAGTTTTGAGACCTTTAATGGTCTAACTATATCAGAAGTTGAAGAGATCGTTTCAGATCTTACCGACTCTGCCCATGACTACATTAAGTTGGTGGAAGATGGAGACTTAGAGTCCGTCAACGAGCCAAAAGTTGAGCCAGTCAAAGGGATGCCCTTATCATATAAACAATTTCAATCTAAAATAGGAGACTAATATGGCAATGTGGGGAGACTCTGATTCGCATGTGAATCGACCAAACTGGCTAGAAGTTGGGCAAATTAAAAAATTAAATGTGACTACTTTAGGAAGTGGATATGGTTCCGCTCCTTCAGTCGCAATTGCTGCCCCAGCATCTGGCACTCAAGCAACTGGAACTGGAGTATTATCTGGTTCTACTCTTGCTTCAATTACAATTACAGATCCAGGAGACGGATATGTAGCAGGTGATGCTGCTGGTGTGACAATTGCTGCACCAACATCTAATACTGTTGCTACTTCTGCTGTCACTACTGCATCTGATACAATCACAACTGGAACGCATAACTTAAATACAGGTGATGCTGTTATATATGCTAATGGTGGTGGTACTGATATCACTGGATTAACTGGTGGTACAACTTACTTCGTAATTAAAGTTGACGCAACTAATATTAAAGTTGCTACTAACAAAACTAATGCCGAAGCTGGAACTGCAATCGCAATTTCTGGTACAGGTAATAACGCACAAACTTTCGCTGGTGTACAAGCTGTCGCAAGTGTCGTAAAAGCAGGAAACAAATATGCTGCTGCGGACATTATGTTCGTTGATACTGACGAAGCACAACTTGCTCAAAACAAAGCAAGAGGTATTACTGGTGCTGGTTGGTGGACAATTAAATCTGGCAAACAAGACTCAGATGGTAATACAAGATACCAAGCTGAATGTATAGTTGCTATGGCTCGTACTGCTGCTCAAGCAGGTGACGATGCTGCTGATGATGCTTCTGTATCTGATGCTGCTAACTCATTCGCTATAACAGTACAACCTGCTGCAATGACTACATCAAGTGGAAATGCAACAATTACTCTAACTACTGGATCAGTCGTAGGTACGATTGGTGCACTCAACTACAAGTGGCAAAGACAAACAGCTACTGGAACTCGTTGGGTTGACATCGCTGCTGGTACTGATGGTGGAATCTACGCAGACTTCGCTACTGCTACATTAGCAGTATCTGGTGTGACTGATACTACTCACAATGGTAAGAAGTACAGAGTAAAAGTGAACAGTGCTAATGGTGCACCAGAGCAAGTCTCTAATGGTGTAGCTACACTTACTTTCGGATCTTAATAACCGAATAACATAAACCTAGAACTGTGGGAGGGTTGTAAAAAACCCTCCCTATTCTGCAAATATAAAATAGGAGTAAAATTATGGCAGACCAAAAAATTTCAGAACTAGTCGCAGCAACCTCTGCTGCAGGTGCCGATCTCTTGAATATCGTTCAAGGTGGCTCTAATAAAAAACTAACAGTCGCAAATCTATTCGCAAACTTAGACACCCCAGTTATTATTAACGAATCTGGTGGTGACCAAGACACTCGTGTCGAAGGATTAAACGACAACAATCTATTATATGTAGATGCTTCAACTGACCGAGTTGGTGTAGGAGTAGCAACTCCAACACAGAAACTTGATGTAAATGGGGATGTAGCAATCAGTGGTGGTAGTTTATACCTATCGCAAACTGCTCAGTCTTCAACAGGAACATCTACTGCCGACTTAACTAAAGCTGTGACCGAACTTACTTTGTCATCTGGTTCAGATGCTGCGTCACTTGCTAATGGTACAGTTGGGCAAGTTAAAATTTTTGTAGTAGTTGGTGGTTCAGGATCTTGTGTCCTTACACCTACAACATTAAATGGTGGTACTACTATAACATTCAATGCAGTTGGTGACGCAGTCACTTTACTGTATGTTGCTACTGTAGGGTGGAGTGTTATTGGCTCTAACTCTGTAGTTGTAAACTAATATATTATTTTTAGGAGATAATTATGGCAGATTATGATGTTAATGCGAAACTTGATGGATACAGAGATTCTCTAAAGAAAAAAGAAGAGATCCTTATTCAACTTAATCAAGGTGTGGTTAATACTCAAGCTGAGATGAACATGTTGACTGGTGCGATTCAAGCATTAGAAGATATTGTAAAATTTCAAACTGAAGAACCAAAGAAGAGCAATGATAAAAAAACTGACAGAAAATAACTTTCTTCAGTTTGCTCTAAATAATTACGATAACCCTTCTTGTGCGACACTTGAAGAGTTTGAAAATGATTTAAAGAAGTTTTTATATCTTAACAAATTATTTCAAAGATATAAAAAGAACAAAGATCTAAGAGAAAGATTAATTTTAAATCATATAATCGTAATTTATAATTTATGGGGAGAAGCTGCAACTGATATGCTATTCTTCAAAGTGGATGAAGAAAGCTGGAATGCACTTATTGTATTCCTAACATATCTAGGCAGACTTCCCGAATATATTCCAGGAACATCCACTCGTTCCACAAGTTTAAATCACGATGAAAGCATCGTAGATATACTAAGAGAGATATGAGTAAAACAGTAGATAATATAATTGCTTATAGAATAATTTCTATGTTAGTAAAACCTTTTAAAGACACTGATGCTTTTAAAGAAGGTATTATTGACGAGAGAGGTAAGATCCTTAAGAAAGCTAACAAGCTGACTACTACTAAGGAAAAGAACGCATATACCTTTTTACATAGATTAATATTCAAACTAAAGCAGTTCGTAGAAAAAGCTCCTGGTGGTAAAACCAGACTGGGCTCACTTGCTGCAGCATATTATCTAATTCGTGAAGCATATGAAGGACAAGAGTCAGTACATATATTGCGTGAAAAATATGAAGACTTAATATCAAAAGATATTTCTCTATTAGAAGAAGAATTATTAGTCGAAGAAGTTATTGAACATCTATATTGGAATATGTTTAATATCGAAGCAAAGTCGCCTGCACAACAAGCAGCAATCGCAATCTCTATGAAAAAAGCTGGTAAAAAACCAAAAGACCAGACTGATGAAGAAGTTGCTGCAAACTCAGTGTCAGGTGGGGGAGTAGATTTATCCCCAACAGTTAGAATGAAAAAGGGTAGAAAGTTTGCTACATTTCAAGTATCAGGCGATGTCCTTAAAAAGTTTAAATCAGGGAAAAAGAAATATTCTAAATGGAAAGAGTATCTGAATATGTCAGATGATACACAATCTGCCATATATAATTATGCTCGTAAAAATCCGAAAGGTGTCATAGTCTTACAAACAAAAGAGGGTGATACTAAAGCAATAAGATTTAATAGAAATGGTGGAGGAAGTTGGAGACATATCAAAAGACCTGTAGCAAGGTCAGTTGGTAAAAGCACTATGCTTAACCAACCAAACGATATCGTAGTATCAACTACAGCATTATAATGTTTTCATTAATTACTATACTTGGGTGGATACCCACTTCAATTTATTTTGGTATTACAGCTGTTGGCTTAATAGGACTTGTAATAGTTTCTATTTTACCACTTATACCTAAAAGTTGGGGATTAGTTTTTGGATTATTATTTGGCGTCGGATCGTTTCTATTGGGTGCTGTTTGGACTAGTGGTCCGATTATCGAAGAGCTAAATAACATGAAAGAAGAAATGAAACTTATTGAAGCTGAAGCTGAAAAAGTTTCTAACGAGTTAGCTCAAGAATATGAAGCAGACAGCAATAGAATAACAAGTAATGGAAATAAAATAAGTGAGAAGGTCAATGAACTACTTAATGAAAACGATGATGCTCAGTGTAGTATTCCTGACGATGTTAGGTTGCTCCACGACAGTGCCATTAAAAATGAAGTTCCCGACACCACCAGAAGTACTGATGGAGGAGGGGAAGAAAATGGAGACGATAGAGGAGAGGAAAAACTCCGACTCTCAGAATTAACAACGATAACTGTAGATAACTACACCTCTTGTAATGAAGTAAGAAGGCAACTTCAACAATTACAAAGATGGGTAGGAGAAATGCAAAGGGTACACAACTATGGCGAGTGAAGTCGAAATAGCAAAGAATCAAGTCGAAATATCTAACCTGAAGAATGATATTCAGAAGATCGATGTATCTATTGAGAAGATAGGTGAAGCCACTTCTCAAATATCTAAGCTACTAGCTGTACATGACAGTAGATTAGATTCGGGAGAAGAAACCGATGAAGAAATTAAGAGAGATATTAAGGTACTGCATCAGCGAATTACCGAAGGTGCGAAAGAAGTCGTCACTGCTATCCATCAGTCAGAAAAGGCAATTAATGATACTGCTAGTCGACAGCATGCCAAAATGTCTGAAGAAATAACGAATTTAGATAACAAAGTTGTAAAACTGGAGCAATATAAGTGGTATGTCATGGGCATAATTGCTAGTATTGCAGGTGGTATGGGACTACTTGGTTATCTTATGTAAGAAACTTTACTTTTAAGTTTTTTTCAACTAATATTATATCTATGATTTATGTGGACGCAAAATATGCGAGTATGCTTGCACCTCGTGTAAGAAACTTTAAACAACAGAAGGATTATCTATGGAACTTTTCCTGTCCTCTCTGTGGAGACTCACAAAAAAATCAATCAAAAGCTAGAGGATATATCTATAGAAAAGAGTCCTCGTTATTTTACAAGTGCCATAACTGTCAAGCTGGCAGTAGTCTAGGCAACTTGCTCAAGCAGGTTGACCAAAGAATCTATAATGAGTACTCCCTTGAAAAATTTGGTAGTACTAATAATAAACATATTACAGATAAACCTGATTTAGAAATATTCAAAACAGATACGAACTTGGCTTATACCTCGCTAAAACATGCCAACTTAGTATCTACTTTGGATAACTCGCACCCAATCAAGAAGTTCTTGTTAAGACGACACATAAATCACGATCTTCATCAACACTTCTTTTGGGTGCCCAGATTTAAAGAATGGGTGAATAATAATATAGTCATGAAGTTTCATCAGATAGAAAGTGATGAGCCAAGATTAGTTATACCATTTTACAATGAAGAAAAAGAATTAATAGCGATACAAGGCAGATCTTTCGGAAATGAAACACCTAAGTATTATACAATCAAAACAAATGAAAAAAATCATAAAGTATATGGTCTCGACCGAGTAGATAAAGATAGACATGTTTATGTTGTCGAAGGTCCAATCGATAGTTTGTTTCTAGATAATTGTATTGCTACAGCTGGTGCTGACTTTAATATACCACAAGTCAGTCAGTTTAAAGATAACTGTACTATCGTATTTGATAATGAACCAAGAAACTCTGCCATAGTAAAGCAGATTGAGAAAATGATTAATCATGGGTTTCGTGTTTGTTTATGGAATGATAGTGTGAAAGAAAAAGATATTAATGAAATGATTATGGCAGGTAAAACACCTCTAACAATACATGCTCTTATAGAACATAATAGTGTAGAGGGTGTTGATGCTGTGGCTAAATTTAACTTATGGAGAAAATGCTAATGAGCGAAGTTCCTTTTGATAGAGCAGACTTATTAAAAGATTATATTCATGATGTAGAAATTACTGAAGACTTGGTAAGAAACTTTTGTAAAATTATTCAAGATGATAATCCTTTACACTTTGGTGATGAAGAGGGTAATGTTATGCCAGGAGCATTAATGATATCCTTATTGTATTCTAATCCTGTTCCTGGATTTTTTATTAGAAATTTTAAAATTAATTTCCTAGCACCAATACACTTTCCTACAACAGTAAAATGTTATCGAAAAGTATGGAAAGCTACAGATAGAAAAGCAGGTGAACTTGGTGAAGGTATATTCGCTATAAAAGACATGAGCGATGGCATCATAAAAGCTAAAGGCAGTGGTCAAGTATTTAGACCAACCAAAAGATTAATGGAGACATTTGAACAAGGTGTCGATAGAAACTTTTTTAAATCAAGCGACCCAAACTTTGAAAGAAGACATTGGGTCAATCCCGAAGGGAAGGAGATAAAATGACAGACGATAAAGATAATATACAAGATGCTGAAATAGTTGATATCAACGAATATGCTGCGAAAAAATTTGATGCGGATAGGTTGGAGGAAGTTAGAAAGCAACATGAGTATGAGCAAAACTTTATTCTTACACCACTTTGGGAAGCACTAACAAGTATTAAAACTGGGAAGCAAGCAATAAGTGCATCAATGGGTATGTTAATTGCTGCGAAAGATATACTTGTGCTCGAGATGGGTAAAGAGCAAGCAAAGGTTATTATTGGAACCTTAGATTTTGATACCATCGATTTAGTTTCTATTGAGAAAAGACCAATGGGAAGTAATGAGGAAGTAAATTATGATATACGAAGTGAAAATGATGAACCTCTTCAGATACCAGATTCGCCAGCTAATGACAATATAGTTGACATAAATGAGAATACCAATTTAGAATTTACTAAAACTGAACGAGGAGATGATGATGAAGAAAGCACTGATTGAAGAAAAGTGGGAAGATGAGGATTATATAGAAGAATCCAAACCCAAAAGGGTTGTCACTAATTTTGTTAATGGTGAGTGGATTGATAGGATTTATGGTGGTGGCTATGTTGCTGCACAACGCAGATTACTACAAGGTGAGTTCGGTGAAGAATATAAAGGTAAAATAGAAGAAAAAAAGTTTAGACGATATCGTACTGACCATATGAAAACCACTGGAGTTTATTATCAGAAGTATTTTCATACCTCTGATGGCAGGTGGTTTGATAATAGTGGGATGCCCTGTGAGAGACCCCACCATGAGCCCAAACAGGCTGATATAGACGATAACGAGGATGATGAATAGGGTAAGTATATATGGTTGAAGAACGACTCAGAAAGATCGATGGAAAGTCTCTGTGGTATTTTGATAATATCTTTACTTTCGAAGAACGAGAAAGACTATATAGTTATTGCTTAAACAAAAAGTATTCGCTAAGTGGCTCTGATGTACAAAGATTGGAGACTAAAGGCGACTATAACTTATATTGTAATCTCTCTCTCGTTGATGTGGAAAATATGGGGATAGAGGATATAAGCAATTACTCCCACATCAAACACCACTTAGATGACTATACAATAACACAAGCTAGGATTAACCTTAGTACAATCCAGGATAAAAATCGTTTTCATTGCGATACTGGTGCTGAGCATAATTTAACCATGCTATATTATCCCAACATGGAATGGGAAAAGTCTTGGGGTGGACAAACACTGTTTACTAACTCAACCAACGATACCCTAGACTGGGCATCGTTCTATATTCCAGGGAGGATAATTTTATTCGATGGCACAATACCCCACACAATCAACCCACCAACAATCCACAGCCCAACGCACAGATTTTCAATCGTCATTCAGTATGGAAAATAAAATGGAAGATAAATTAATTTCAGAGATACATGGTATCACAATAGACTATACTAGAGATTCTCTACTAGATGATGCTGGTAAAATACGATTAAGAGAATCGTATATGAAAGATGATGAAACTTCTCCGCAAGAAAGATTCGCTTTCGTATCAAAAACTTTTTCATCTAATCCTGAACATGCTCAAAGGTTGTATGATTATTCATCTCAACATTGGCTAAGTTATGCCACTCCTATTTTATCTTATGGTAGAAGTAAAAGAGGATTGCCTATTAGTTGTTTCTTAAATTATATTGAAGATTCTTCTGAAGGATTAGTACAAAATTTATCAGAAACTAACTGGTTGTCAATGTCAGGTGGTGGTGTAGGCATAGGATTCGGTATTCGTAGTGCCGATGATAAATCTACTGGTGTTATGCCACATATGAAAATGTATGACGCATCTTCATTAGCATATCGTCAAGGTCGTACAAGAAGAGGTAGCTATGCTGCGTACTTAAATATTGACCATCCTGATATTAAAGAATTTATTGAAATGAGAAAGCCGACTGGCGATCCTAACATGCGAGCATTAAATATGCACCATGGTATTAATATCCCACACAGCTTTATGCAGATTATCGAAAACTGTATGAAGAATGAAAACTGTGATGATAAATGGGCACTCAAGGATCCGCATAATGGAAAAGTAAAAGAGTATGTATCGGCTAGAGAATTATGGCAAAGTATTTTAGAAACTCGTATGATGACTGGTGAGCCATATCTACACTTCATTGACACTAGCAACGAACAGATGCCAGAGTTCCTAAAAGAAAAGGGTTTGAAAATTCACCAAAGTAATTTATGTTCAGAGATTATACTTCCTACTAATGAGGAAAGAACTGCTGTATGTTGTTTATCATCTTTGAACTTAGAACACTATGATGAGTGGTCAAAAAATAAAACATTCCTGAAAGATGTAGCTGAAATGCTTGATAATGTTTTGCAGTATTTTATTGATAATGCTAGACCTGAATTATCTCGTGCCAAGTATTCAGCTGAGCAAGAAAGATCTATCGGGATAGGTGCTTTGGGTTTTCATGCTTACTTACAGAAAAATGGAATACCTTATGAAAGTGCCATAGCAGGAAATAGAAATGAAAAGATTTTTAAACATATTAGAACTGGACTGGATAAAGCAAACATTGAGATGGGTATTGAGCGAGGGGAAGCACCTGATGCTACTGGTACTGGTCGGAGGTTTAGCCATATGCTTGCTATTGCTCCTAATGCTAGTAGTAGCATTATCATGGGTAATACTTCTCCTAGTATCGAGCCTTTTCGAGCTAATGCTTATCGTCAAGATACACTTTCTGGATCTCATACCAATAAGAATAAATTCCTTCAGAAACTACTGGAGAAAAAAAGTAAAGAGAGCAAGTTAAATCTAGATGATGAATGGTCAAGTATTATAGCAAATGATGGTTCAGTACAGCATCTAAAATACCTAACAGATTTAGAGAAAGATGTATATAAAACATCTATGGAGATGAACCAACAATGGATTATAAACCATGCCAGTGAAAGACAAAAATATATTGACCAAGCACAGTCAGTTAATTTATTCTTTAGACCTGACGCAGATATTAAGTATTTACATGCTGTTCACTTCTTAGCATGGAAGACTGGTCTAAAAACACTGTATTATTGTAGAAGTGAAAAGATCGGTAAAGCCGATAAAATTAGTCGAAGAATACAAAGGGAGATAATTAAAGAGTTAGACATATCAGCGATAGCCGATGGTGATGTCTGTCTCGCTTGTGAAGGATAAAATACATGATAAACTTGCCAGAACATCTTAGTTATGACAAAGAAGCAATAGCCAAACTAAGAACACAAAAAATATTTCGTTATGGAGATGTAAAAAGATTTGATGACGAGTTAGATTTCCTTATGGGTTTCGTACCTGATTTAACAAGGGATTTTTTAACAGAATATGAAGATATAGAAGATTGCCTAAAAAGAGGTACGACTTCTGCATTAGAATCAATATACAGTCAGTTGAAACGATCTCGTGAAGGAAGTCCCGATAAGATTGCTAGAGCAAAGATGCAAGTGGGTATGGATGATAATATGCTAAAGGGTCAATCAACTGCAGGTGAATATAATAACGATGCTTGGCGAGTCTTAGTTATGAAATACCATAACCCAAATATTGTTGGGTCTGGTGCTGATGAAAAGATTCAAAAGCGAATGTTAAACATCAAACAAAAGCAAGACGGATATAATCCTGAAGCATTCCCAACTATGAAAAAAATTGCTGAGCATTATAAAGAAAGATGCCCTATACTTGAATACAGTATATTACCTGCTCAAAGTATTATTGAAAGACACATAGGTATAGAAAATAAGAAAGGGGAAAATATTAGAATACATATTCCTCTTATAGTACCTGAGGGAGATTTATTTTTAGAAGCACAGGGCGAGGAAGTTGATTGGCAACACCCATGGGGATTTAATAATCAATATATGCATAGTGCTCATAACAATACTGATGAGCATAGATTGATTATGCTGATTGATTTAAAAAGAACTTATGTTGGTATCCCACCAGCAAAACATTTTAAGGATATGACTTTAGATGAAATCGGTGATGTCCATTTTAAATACGCAAGAGATAATAAACGAGAGCAACCTGAAATCTCATCATCTCTTTCTAATAAATTCAGGAAACAAGAGGATTATATATGATAAGTACTACAAGTGAAAGAGAACAAGTGGCTGAAATAGTAAAGGATGAAACTTCTGGACTATTTTACAGACCAGATTTAGGAGAGTTGTTCGTTATTAAAGAGATGACTCAATATGCTAAATTAGATTTCAATGATAAAGTTGTAATGGATGTAGGTGGGCATATAGGATGCTTTACAGACCTAGCACTAAAGAATGGTGCTAAGCATGTATATACTTATGAGCCAACACCTGAGAGTTTCGAAGTTATGGAGAAAAATGTAAGTAATGAAAAAACTACATTATTCAATACTGCTCTCGTAGGAGATTCTAGAGATTCAGTAGATTTTTACTTATCTAAAAAGTATCCAACTTGTCATACTCATATGCCTGTTAAGGGAAGAGAGAAACTTACTGTAAACGCAGAAAACTTTTGGACTAAATTAAAAGAACATAAGCCAGAAGTATTAAAGGTAGATGTAGAGGGTGGCGAGTATGACTTTATATTTCAAGAAGAGATGCCTGACTATGTTGAGCAAGTTGCTATTGAGTTGCATCTGGGTAAAAAAGGTTATAAAGAACTTGGTATCCAAGCAACTAGATTATTTAATGAGTGGAATTATCATACTAAATTTAGATATAGTTGGCACATAACAACATTAATACTACATAGAACTGCTCCTGGACTGGGGTTAGTAAAAGATAAATTAGAAGAGTTGGGGGTAGGATGCCAGTAAAATATAAAAAAGATGAGATAGTCGTCAAAAGAGATAATAATGGAACTCAAACTAAAAGTCGTAAAAGACATTATATGAAGAATGAAAGTACAGAGTTCTTAATTAATCTTTTAAATGAGGAGAAAACTAAACCAAAGTTGAAAAGTAAAATTAGAAACTTTCTATACCTTGCTAGAGGTGTTAAACTAGCAAAGAAGGCATCATGAGTTGGCTTCGTAATACTGTATATGTTTTAATAGCATTAGTTGCTTTAACAGGTTGTGCTAGTTTAAAAGGATTAATTCCTTCTGGCTGGGACAGCAATGAAATGCTATGGATCGCAGAAATGCAGTATGACATTCGTAATATTGAATGTGAAGGCGATAATAAACTAGCCAGTGTAGAAAAGGTTTGGCGAACAAAAGAAATTTTATGGTGGTATGCTCAAGCTAATAGACATCAAGATGTCATTGAGTTAATAAGACCATTTAGTGAAAGTATGGAAGGAATATATAGATCTGCTAAAGCAGATAAGTTAAGGAAACCATACTGCGTAAATAAAGTTATCATATTGACTATACAGGTTGATGAGATAGCTGAAGCATTAGCATCAAGGAGAAAAAGATGAGATTAACAATTATGGGTAAAAATAATTGCCCTTACTGCGATTTAGCAAAAAGACATCTAGATGAACATAATATTCCATATGACTATATCAAAGTTGATGAAGATATGGAAGCATATGAAAAATTTAGAGAGCTCGGTGTTCGCTCAGTCCCACAAATAATGCAAGAAGGAAAGATTGTTATTGAAGGTGGCTGGGAAGGACTAAAGAAAACACCAATCAATCACTTACAACAAATGGTCGGAGGAGAATAATGGACGCATTTAAAGATCTTCGTAATGAAGAATGGGCAAACAAAAAAGTAGAACTTGCCGATAAATTTAGTAAACAATTAGAATCTGGTGAACTCAACGAGTGGGAATATAAAGACTTAATGCAAGATCTTACTCGTACTGATGAAATAATGGACAAAGCGAACGCAATGAAAATGAAAGCAGCAGTAGAGAAAGCTATTTCATTGGCATTAAAGTTTGTATAGATTTTTATTTAAAGATTCAGAAGAGGTATTCGATCCTATAACTCGTCAAAAAATACTTGAAAAAGTAAACTACCACGAGAAATATTGGAAACCACTATCTGACTATTTCAACAGTGCTTTGTTTGTGCAACCTGGAATGGAATATATGTATCTGTTTGGTGACGGATTATATGTATTACAGGATAAAAACGACATAGACTGGGAGGTACAGGAACTATTAGATACTGAGTTTTCTGATATTATATATACACCTGTACTCAAAACACTGGAGGAAATTTTTGGGATTGGAGTAAAAGAAGTTTCTTATTATAAGGACTTGCCACTTCCAGGATTTCATATCTATAAAGGTAATGATATTGGCTTAACTAAGAGCCGACCTTATCATACCGATGATAATCTAAGATTTTACAAACCTGAACTCAATAGAGAACAAATATACTCTTTTGCGATACCGATTGAACTGCCAAAAGATGGGGCATGTTTAGATTGGTTAGGGGATTCTAGCGACTACTTTACTCATAATTATGAACTAGGAAAAATGTCTTTATGGCATGGGATGGTTAAACACCGATTGGGTGCCAAACCACCAACTACTGAAAATAGAATAACTTTACAGGGTCATGTTTATGTTGATTATAAAACTGGCATACTTAAAACATATTTTTAGGAGGATAAAATGGATCTAAGTTTTTTAAATGCAGAACTACTTAATAATGTAAGCTGGGAAGATGGTTTAATTTATATTGGACTCGGACTGGCTGTTTACGCAATAATCAGATTAATTAACAAATACACACGATAGGAAATAACGATGGCGAAAAAGCAACTCAAACTAACTGACGAAAGAACATTCTTCAAACCTTTTAACTACCCATGGGCATATGAAGCATGGCTCAAGCATGAGCAATCACATTGGCTTCATACTGAAGTGCCTATGATTGAAGATGTTAAAGATTGGAAGACTAAGATTACTGCTGAGCAGAAATACTTTTTAACTAATATCTTTAGATTCTTTACTCAGGGAGATATTGATGTTGCTGGTGGTTATGTAAATAACTACTTGCCATATTTTCCACAACCAGAAATCAGGATGATGTTAAGTGGGTTTGCAGCAAGAGAAGCACTTCATATTGCTGCTTACTCACATCTGATTGAAACTTTGGGTATGCCTGAAAATACATACCAAGAGTTTGCTGAATATCAAGAGATGTCTGATAAGCACGAATACTTTATTAAACTATCAGAATCTAATGGCAACAAAAGATCGGTTGCTACTAATATTGCTGCATTCTCAGCTTTCACTGAGGGTATGCAATTATTTTCTTCATTCATTATGCTACTAAATTTCCCAAGACATGGCATGATGAAAGGTATGGGTCAAATCGTAACATGGTCTATTGTAGATGAAACTCTACATGCTGAAAACATGATTAAACTTTTTAGAACTTATATTGAAGAAAACAAATCTATCTGGAATGATAAAACTAAAAGCGATATCTATAAGATCGCTACAAAAATGACTGAACTCGAAGATAAATTTATTGACTTGTCTTTCGCTATGGGCAATATGCCTGACTTAACAGCTGAAGATGTAAAAAAATACATTAGATATATTTGCGATCGTAGATTAATTAGTCTAGGATTAAAGGGTATCTGGAAAGTCACTAGAAATCCACTACCATGGGTTGAGGAGATGATAAATGCTCCTACACATGGGAACTTCTTTGAGAATAGAGTCACTGATTATGCGAAAGGAGCACTCGCTGGGGACTGGCAAGAAGTTTGGGGTGTCAGTGCTACTGCCTGATTATGAAGAAAAAATTTAAATTTGAATGTGAATCTTGTGGTGCTGAATACACCATCTCGTTTGAAGAAGATGAAGATAATTTCATGGGGCAAGATATAACTTGTTGCCCATTCTGTGGGGATGATTGTGAAAGACCTGAGCAAGAGGAGGATTTAGATAAGGATCCGATATGAAAATCTTAGTTGATGTTATTAGTCATGATGCTACTGACCAAGAAGTAAAAGCAGAATTATTAGAAGATTTAAAAGAATATGAAGTTGAAGTCGTAGAGACTATCAAAGTATTTGAGCCATCATTAACATGGCAAGGAATACAAGAAAATATAGATAGGAACAGATTTCTAACTAATCATAATGAAGACTTCTATATAAAACTGCGTGGTGCTTCAAAACTTTCCCGAGACTTTAAAACAGTAATAGAAGCTGTAAGCAATGAAGATATTGATGTATTATTTCATTCTGGTCGTAGAGAATTATTCGTTGATGATACTTTATATGAAGAAACACAACAATTACTTCGTGCTATCTTAGAAAGATATTGTGATGAAGGTAAGAATGTTATGTTTAAATATCCTGTAGAATATATCCAAAATATTATGCTATCAGTGTCACCTTTCATACAACAATATGTACCTTATACTAATGAGCAAGGTGCTCATAATGCTATTCTAGGATACTCCAGAAAGTTTGCAGAGTCTTTTGTATATAATGAAGGCATAAACCCTAACGAAATTGTCACCTGTCATGACGCACTTATGACAGCATCACGCAAGAATCTTATAGTTAAATATCTCAAATCTAATGCTTATGTCCAAGAGTTTATATCTATGGACGAAGTAGTAAATGCTGGAGTATGGGAAAACTATAACGACAACTGGAGAAAAGCTATGAAACACGCTATCCCTAAATTCTCTAAAAACATCTTAAATCGTAAGATTAAATTTATCAATTAACCTAAATATATAGCAATGACTTGGTTATATGAAGACAGAGTCTTCACTGATTATGAAGATTATTATGGTTTCATCTATGAGATTACCTGTAAAAAAACAGGTCGATCTTACATTGGTCGCAAATATTTTACAAAAGCGAAAACTCTACAGCCATTGAAAGGCAGAGTCAACAAAAGACGAAGTAGAGTTGAGAGTGATTGGCAAAATTATTGGGGATCGTCAACAATCCTACAAGAAGATATAATACGAAAAGGCGAAAGTAATTTCGAGAGAAAGATACTTCGTCTTTGTAAAACTCGTGGGGAGGTTAATTACTGGGAAGTTAAATATATGTTTGAATTTGATGTGCTAAACGCAAAACTTCCTAATGGTGAGTACAAATATTATAACGAGAATATTATGATTAAATTTACAAGATCTAATATAGGAGGATAATATATGTGGAATCTTACTGATATAAAAGAATGGATAATTGACACTAAGGACAATATCGTTTGGAAGTGGCAAGATTTATCCAAAAAAAATAAAATTGTTGTAGTCGGAATACTGGCTCTAGCAATATGGGTTATATGTACACTAATATAACTAATAATACTGGGTGCTTCGGCACCCAGTGTAAAGGAGGGCAATTATGTTCATGAAGATATTAATGTTGGGGACTGCCCTAACTATATCTGCCATTGCTGCATATTACTCGATTATCGGATTAGCAACTATTTTTGCTGCAGCAGTGATACCAGTTATAGTAATGGGATCCGCAATGGAAGTAGGAAAACTGGTCACAGTAGTTTATTTACATAGATACTGGGACGAATGTAAAATACTACTCAAATCATATTTAATGTTCGCTGTGTTTTTCCTAATGTTTATTACCAGTATGGGAATATTTGGTTTTTTATCAAAGGCACATATCGAGCAAACTGCTCTATCAGATGAGCAGATAGCATTAGCCGAAAGTATTGATGATAAACTTGTTCGTTCACAAGTTAAAATCGACAGGTGGGATGCTGAAATCGATAGACTATTACAACCAAATAATGAACGAGTTGATGTACAAATAGGAAACGAACAGGAAAGACTAGATGCATTATACGATAGGATTGCTGAAGAAAAGAAAGCAGCAAACGATGCGTATAATCAAAAACTAAAAACAATTAATGAAACTGTCACTGGGTTTGGCTCAGGTGCTGCCAAAAGAGAACAAGTAGATGCAGCAAATGCTGAACTTAAAAAAGAACTTACTGCTATCGACAGAAAATATAATACACAGATAGGAGAACTAGAAGAAGTAATAAAATCTTATCGTATTACTGCCGAATCTAAAACTGATGATATAGATGGTAAGGTGGCAACACTTGAATCTAATGTAGAAACTGAGCAAGTTATTGTTGATGCACTAATCGAAGAAAAAATGGTTTATGAAAAAGAGTTTCGTAAACTTGAAGCTGAGGTTGGACCAGTCAAATATATTGCTGAGTTAGTATATGGGGAAGCCAATAAATCAGTACTCGAGGATGCTGTAAGATGGGTAATTATTATTCTATGTATTGTATTTGACCCACTTGCTGTGGCTTTACTTATTGCTTGGAATGGTATGATTGCCCAACCAAGACGAAAAATTCCTGAAATTCCTGAGAGTATAATGAATGTCAGTGATGATGCAAGATATTACTGGCAAAAAATACAAGAAGATCGTAAGGTAAAGGCACATGTTGACAATCTACCAGAGAAAAGGGAAGATCGTCCTGGACCAAGTATAGCTGAAAAGCCAAAAGAAGTGGATCCAGACAATGAACCATACAATCCTGAAAGTTATGAATTAAGATCTGATATTAAGGAAATTATCAAAAAGAAAGATACTGAGAACCCTAAATAGTCGTCTAGAGTGAACTTTTTGTAATGATGTGTTTAATCATTAAAGGTGCACTAAAAGATGGCAAAAAAAGATTTTGATTTAGATGGCGATGGAATCACTTCGAAAGAAGAGATCGAAGCAGCCAAATTACTCAAAGAAGCAGAAGCAGCAGAAGAAAAAGCTGACACGCAGAAAGCTATGGCATGGGTCGCTATGATATCCATGCTTGGCTTTACTCTATTTTTATTCCTACCTTTTATGTCCAATGAACGAGTCTCAGCACTCGGAGATCTGCTTGGTCTATTTTATATAGCACAAGCTGGAGTCGTTGGAGCATATATGGGTATGTCTGCTTACATGAGTAGAAAATAACAGACTCGGTTTTATGGATGAGATATTTTTACTAATAGGAGAACTAGGACTGCCCATAGCAGGATGTATTGCTGGTGGGGCATTCATATACATTATCCTAAAATACATCCTATCAGGTGTCACTGACCAAGTGAAGACCATGCATGGGATTATATCCATGCTCGACAATCGTATCAAAAATATGAATAATGATATGATAAAGCTCGACATACTTATTTCACATTCACTTAATTTAAAACCTGACGAGGAAAGAATTGCTCGTGCCGATGGGAAAGAAGATGCTCGGCGTGATTGAAATAATAAATGAATATGGCTTCCCGATAGTGGCTGTGGTTGGTATGGGCTGGTTTATCTGGTTCATATATAACTACATTACCAACTTAATAGCTGAAAAGCTAGACCAAGCCAATGTAGTTTTAATAGCATTGATAGATAGGATTCGTATGTTAGATAATGATATTATAAGACTGAAGTCAAAGATTAATACAGTAATAGAATTACAAGAATTACAGAAGAAACAGGATGAAAAAAAGGATGAAAAAACTAAATAATAGTATGAAGATTCTAGCATTTTTGCTACTATTACCGAGCATAGCATTAGCTGATGCTCTGGTTTTCGAGTTTGGGAACCCAGCTTTTTCTGGTTCAGGATACAGTTCCCATGTATTGAGTGTTGAGCAACTGCAATATTCAAGAGGACAAGATGTAAAAGATGCAGCAAAAAGCGATGCTGCTAGATTAACAAGGGAACAAGAGAATACTACAGTTGCTAAGTTTATTAAAAATGTTGAATCCAGAATTTATGCTAACTTGTCGAAGCAGTTAGTGGATAATATGTTCGGTACAAGTTGTGACAGTACAACTACGAACTGTCCGACAAGTGGTACTTCAGAGGTCGAGGGTGCTACTATCTATTGGGTAAAGGATACTACAACAGAAATTATAACTCTTACCATCACAGATGAAAATGGATCTGTGACAAGCATGAGCGTACCTATCGGCGATTTTGTTTTTTAAAGGGAGTTGCTCAGTGCACAATTTATATAAAGGCATAGTATTGTTGGGTCTGTTCTTTTTAGCAGGTTGTGCTACCACACCTGAGAAAATAAATGACTACAAGGAGATGGGTGCTTTCCATCATGCTACTCCTACAAATAAATTACTGATTGATTTACCAGAACTAGACCAAGAAATTATGACGATTGCTGTTTATAATTTTAGTGATAAAACTGGACAACGAAAACCAAGTCAAAAGTTTTCACAATTATCAACTGCTGTGACTCAAGGTCCAGAAGTTTGGGTGATACAAGCACTAAAAGAAGCTGGTAATGGTACATGGTTTAAAGTTGTTGAACGAGGTGGCTTAGATAACCTCGTAAAAGAAAGACAATTAATACGATCCACTAGAGAATCGTATGAAGGAAACGAAGCAAATAAAAATAGTTTAAAGCCACTATTATTTGCTGGATTAATATTAGAAGGAGGAGTTGTTTCCTATGACACTAATATTGATACAGGTGGCTTCGGTGTAAGATATTTTGGTATCGGTGCTCATGAAGAGTATCGAGTTGACCAAGTGACTGTCTCGATGAGAGTTGTAGCAGTACAAACAGGAGAAGTAATCCTAGCTGTAAATGGTACAAAAACTATCGCATCTCACAAGACAGGAGTTGATGCCTTTAGATTTATAGATATGGGCACAAGAGCGATAGAGGTTGAGAGTGGGGTAAGTGCAAACGAACCTGTAAATTATGCTATAAGATCTGCAGTAGAATACTGTATTATCGAAATAATAAAACAGGGCGAGCAAAAGTCACTCTGGAAATTTAAACAGGAGAAAAAAGAAGATGAGGGAATACATTAAAACAGCTATATTATTTGTCCCTTTGTTATTTGCTGGTAGTTTTTTGATGGCGAATGATGTCTATGTCACGCAAAGTGGTGATACACTTGACTTAGATATTACTCAAGATGGTCAAAATAACACTATTGGTAATTCTACGACTGCTTCCAGTTCGACAGGTGCCACCACTACATTAAACATTGACCAAATAGGAAACTCGAATGTTATTACTTACCAGATTAATGGTGCTACTTATAGTGGTGTTATTAATTTAGTTGGTAATTCAAACAATGTTGATTTAAACTGTGATAGCCAAGGAAACAATAGTTCTTGTGGTACTGCTAATGCAGTAATTAATTTTACAGGTAATTCAAACGACATCGATTTAGATATTGGTCAAACTGCAGCAGCAGGTAATGCTGATGTAGATATAGTTGGTCAGTCTGGTTCCGACAGTAATGTCGTTGCAGCAACAGTAGATGGTACAAGTGCCATCCTGACAATAACTGTGAATGGTGACACTAACAACTGGTTGATAGACATGGATGGCAATGGTGATGTTAATGGACATACTCTGATACATACTCATACTGGCGGAATCGCTGATGTGGATATAGTACAAAGTGGTATTAATGACCAAATGATTACACTAACGACTAGTGGTGATAATCATGACATCGATATTAGCCAAACTGATTAATTCGTAAAGGTTTGTTATGAGTTTGAAACTCGCTATACCAATGACGATATTTGGCATGCTTCTACTATGCTCACAAGAAGCTAAAGCCGATATTGGTAAAGTCACTATCCATCAAGGAAGTGGGTTTATTGAAAGAAAAGCTGATGGCGAGTCAGTAAACACTACAGAAGATTTAGATGTTTTCAGCTATGACACTGTAAAGACTGGTGATGGTAAAACTTCTATAGACTTCGTAGATGATACAAGGGTAGATGTCACAGAACATTCTAAACTAATCATTGATGAATTCGTTTACGATCCTAAAGCTAAGACAGGAAAACTGTCATTGAAAGCAAGTTTAGGAACAATCAGATATGCTTCAGGTCAGATAGCAAAGAACTCAAGGCAAGATGTTAATATCACTACACCTACAGCAACTATCGCTGTAAGGGGAACTGACTTTAGCATGACTGTTGATGAGATTGGTGGTTCTACAATTATATTACTACCAAGTTGCGACTCTACTGGTGCTTGCTTTGTAGGTGAGATATCAGTAGAATCAGATATAGGTCAAGTAATACTTAACCAAGCATTTCAAGCAACAGTAGTTAGTACTGTATCATCACAGCCGATGAAACCAGTATTACTAAATTTAGATGAGGATATGATAGGCAATTTACTTATCGTGTCAAAGCCGAAAGAAATAGAAGAAGGTGAAGCGAGAGAAGCAGCATATAATAAAGTAGCATCGGCATTAGATATTGACTTCCTACAGTTTGACGATTTAGAGGTAGATTATTTAGAGGAAGAAGAAGACCAGTGGGCAACTGGATTAGATATAGATTTTTTAGAGCAAAACTTTTTGGTAGATATTTTGGCTCAAATTAATAAAGAACTTGCTAAAGCTATGCGAAGTGAGTTTGATAAACAAAAATCTACAGGCGATATAAGATTAGGTAAAGATCCTGAAACTGGCATTATAATTCTAGATGAAGATCCACATTGGGTTTATTCTAGAGAGGGAGCAGGAAACTTTTTTGAACTTAGATTAGATAAAGAATATGGTTATGTAATTTCATTTACACAAAATGACTTTGCCATATTTGATTACGAACTAGGAGGAAATGACAATGTCATCAATATTTTACAAAATCAGTAGTATTATATTTTTTGTTTTATTTGCGACCGAAGCATTCGGTAGCGAACTTTATATAAACCAATCAGGAAATAATTTTAATCTAGAAGTAATTCAAGATGGTACTGGTAATAATTTAATTAGAGGATATCATAATCAAACTGCTAGTATCGTTGGTAATAATAACTCCCTAAAGATTACACAAAAACAAACTGTTTCAACTTCTACCTTCTCAACAGCACATGTTGATATTAATGGTCATAGTAATGATATATTCATGGGTATGGGTGTAGGCACTACAAACTTTACAAACTTTACACAAACAGATAATCAAGAAGCTGGCAATCACAATCAAAAGTTATATCTACAAGGAGATAATAACGATGTCTATATGGCTCAAAGAAATGGTTCACCAAGTCAAATATATAGTGCGCATTCAATAGATTTAAAAATATACAGTGATGGTAATAATGTTGGAATAATGCAAGGTCACGATGGGTCAAAAACATTTAACCTAACTATAAATAATGATAATAATAATGTAGTTGCTTATCAGATGGGTTATAACTCTGCTCATACTGCTACCATAACTCTAGATGGCAACTATCCGACTAACTTAGATCTCAACCAGAATAATGGATATAGCAACAGTTCGTACTCGCTTAATCAGTTTTGTAATTCTAGTAATGGGTGTAATGTCACAGTGGCAGATTAAAGAAAAAATAAATAACTAAATAATATTGTGGCTTATTCTAAAGAAGTCGTAGAAAGATTTGAAAGTGTTCTACGCAATCCTGAAAAGCATGCGGTTGGTAAATTCAATCCGCAGGATTCAGATATAGCCACTGGTATGGTTGGTGCCCCATCATGTGGGGATGTCATGAAACTTCAACTAAAACTTGACCAAGCTAACGATCCTGATAAAGCCAAGATATTAGATGTCAAGTTTAAAACATATGGGTGTGGTTCTGCTATTGCATCCTCTACAATGTTCGTAGATATGTTAAAAGGTAAAACTATTGAACAAGCTATGGCGATTACAAACGATGAGATAGCTGAAGCATTAGATTTACCACCAATTAAAATTCACTGTTCAGTATTAGCAGAAGAAGGAATAAAGAAAGCGATATCAAATTGGTATGATAAAAAAGATTCTAACACACTGGACTAGTGCGTTCATAACACTTGCCATTCTGGCAGGTATCGGATTATACAATCCTGACTTCAAAGAAATAATTAAATTAAAATCTTTTGATTTTCTATTAGCATCAGAAGAAAAAACTTTTTCTGAAGATATAGTTATAGTCGAAATAGACGAAGCTACATTAGATGTCAAAGGTCAATACCCATTCTCTAGAGTACACTACAGTTTCCTCATAGAAAAATTAAGAGAAGCTGGAGCAGGTGTAATAGTATTCCCAATATTATTCTCAGAAAAAGATAGAGAGGATGGCGACTGGGTGTTTGAATCTACACTAAAAGCAGGAACTGTTATCGCTCAATTAGGAACTAATGATATTAATAAGAATGGTGTGCCTAGAGGTGTGGCTAAAATAGGTGACCCATTACCATACTTATTTGAGTGGGGTGGTATGCTTGGTCCAATACCACAACTTGGTCAGGCAGCAAATGGTGTAGGTGTTGTAAATACTGCACCTGAAATAGATGGTGTTGTTCGTAGAGTTCCTCTACTTATGAAAATAGATAATGACATATATCCTAGTATAGCCATAGAAGTTATTAGAGTCGCAGTGGGCGACCCATCCTATCAAGTAAAAGCAGGTGATGGTGGCATACAAGCTATGAGAGTTCCAGGATTCGCTACTATTGAAACTGATGCGAATGCTAGAATATGGTTAAGGCACGATAAAGAATATCATACTATGTCAATGATGGATGTAGAAAATGGGATAAATGATTTATTATTATTTGGTAAAACTATAATCGTATCTCCAACTGCTGCTGGTATATCTAATATAATTGCTACACCAAGAGGTGAACAGTATTCACATTATATAACTGCTTCTACATTACAAACTGTTTTATCAGGCGAACAAATAACTAGAGTAGATTGGTTGCCATTAGCAGAAATAATGCTAATGATGTTTTGGTGTATTATTACTATCTTTGCTTGTAGGTTTTTACCTTATGCTTGGTTGGCAATTTATCTAGGTGTGGTTGTATCTGCTGCCATCGCGAAAGCATACTTCGCATTTACTTATTATGGTTGGCTAGTAGATGTATCTTGGTTTGTAATAGCTACATTCCTTGTAGGTTTTCATGCTACCTTTACTAGATTTATCCTAGAGTTTAATTTAAAACAACAAATAAGAAAACAGTTTGAAAGATATCTAGATCCAAGACAAGTTGCTATATTACAAAAAGATCCAAGTAAATTAAAACTGGGTGGTGAGAAAAGAGAGATGAGTTTCTTATTTATGGATATAGTTGGCTTTACTCCTATATCTGAGTATTTTAAAAATAAAGATGACCCAGAAGGATTAGTTGAACTCATTAATGATTACTTAAATCGTATGACTAAAATTGTATTGGCTAATGGTGGGTGTGTCGATAAATATATGGGCGACTGTATTATGGCATTCTGGAATGCTCCACTTGATTGTGATAATCACGCAGAGTTGGCAGTCAAAACTTCTATAGAGTGTGCTGAAGAAACACAAAAATTAAAGAAAGAATATAAAGAAGCAGGATTACCTGAGATTAATATTGGCTCAGGTGTAAATACTGGTACATGTATTGTAGGAAATATGGGTAGTGAAATGAGATTTGATTACTCAGTAATCGGTGACGCAGTAAACCTTGCTGCCAGATTAGAAGCTCAAACTAGAAACTATAAAAACTGTCATACTCTATATTCTCAGTACACCAAAGATGCCCTAAATAGTATTGAATCCAAAGAACTTGATAAAATCAAGGTGAAGGGAAAAGAAGAACTTATAACAATATACGAACCAAAATGATGCCAGATATTTTCATAGATACTATTTTTTACATAGTGCTTACTGCATTTGTAGGCAGTGGAGACACTCTTCATTCCAACTGGACTATACCATTTGAAAATAGAAACGAGTGTGCTTATTTTTTAAAGAATAATATAAAAGAATACCCATTACCATTTCAAAAGGATGAGACAGGAAACTACACTATATCTCATGGGGAAACTACTTACTATGTAGAATTTTGGTCACACTCATGTCAGGAATTTTACTATGACCAAGAAAGTGGTAAGTGGAAACAAGTCCCTTATTCAATCTAAATACTTAATCCCATTAAACATCCCTAAAATAGAAAGACCTAATCTTTGGTCAACTGATAAGAAAACAATTACAGTTATCAATCTTACAAAGGATGGGGAACAAACTACTGGTCTTCAACATGAAGATATTAATCTATTAGACCAAGAGATGCATTTTAATGTTGGTGAATATGCAGATAGTCATGAACATGGTGGTCAATGGAAACAAAACTCTTTTCCTTGGGAACTTCGCCCAGAGGTAATACCTGAAGTTGTACATAGATATCTTAATTGGATTCCTGGAGGTTGGTATTGTATTGTTCTAACCACACCACCTAATTCTAAGATGGCATTACATTGTCATTCTCGCCAGCATGGAGACTCGTGGGCGATAAACATGACTTGGGGAGAAGGAGAACATCATACAGACTTCTACTCTCACCCAACATGGGATTTTAATTTCCAAGAATCTATTGCTCAAAGAGATAAAGAAAAATTTAAGCATAGGGAAGATATCTATGCTATCTTAACTGAGAAAGAACAGGCAGAATGCACCAGAGTATTCACTCATCAGAATAATGGAACCTGCCTTATCAACCTATCTACTATTCATGGTGTTAGAAACCATAGTAATAAACCACGCACAACCCTCCAATTTGCCCCATATATACCTTTAAAGCTAGAAACAGCTCTTAAAAACCTTAAAAACAGGGTAAAATAAGGGCATTTCAAATATAGAGCTTCTCACAGCTCACTGGAAAGCACATCTTTTTTCCTGGTATAAACCCTTATGCTCATCGACTTTCACCACTCCAGAGCGAAATGGAGAGTCCGTTTTTATCTAATGGGGGCTGAAAACACTGGTTTTAATAGTTTTGGACGATTTTACTTTACTTTTAAGTTTTTTTAGAGTAGAATGATAATACTGTGTAAAAGCAGATATACAACAATTACCAAACTATCTAAGGAGGATATATGGCTAATGTTAAAATGACGCAAGAAGCAAGGTTGCTTCGTGCTTTACAAAATGGCAGTGAGTTTACTGCTAATCAAATCAGTAGCAGATTTGGGATTAAGAATCCATATGCTACTGTGCAAAACTTGAAATTGAAAGGTTTTGCAATCTATCTGAACAATAGAACTAATTCTATGGGTCAGACCTATAAGAAGTATCGTATCGGTACACCTACAAGGGCAGTAGTTGCTGCTGGATATAGAGCACTCATTGGTGCGTAATCACATCGTCCTGATATGATTATAAAGGGGAGTCGGTCATCAGTATCACTCCCCTTTACTTTTAAGTTTTTAAGAACTAGAATATAACTATGGCGATATTTTTGACCCAGTTCGATGTAACACTAAGTGATGGCTCTCGTAAGACTTATGCTTCTGAAGATATAGAAGCTAATACATTAGAGGAAGCCCAAGAGATTGCTAAGGACATGAGTCCTACATTATATGTGTGCGGAGAATGGGTAGATAATGTTATGCCTTATCGATTAACTTTATAATGGAGATGTTTGTATGACTGATGAATATGATGACCGAAAGTTTGATTTGAATATGAAAACTCAAATGCGACAACAACTAGGTGAGTCTGTGTGTACTGTTAAATTTAAAAAGGAAGATGGTACTGAAAGGGAAGGAAAGTTTACAACTAATAGTAGATGGATCCCTGAAGAAAAAATGCCTAAAAGCGATAAAGCAAATAATAATATGGATTTATTTGTAGTTTTTGACACTGAGATAAATGAATGGCGATCCTTTAAATATGATAGGATGATTTCATTTTATTATCCTGGGCATACTGCTACTAACAACCCACCAACGAGAAGAGTTTTTCCATGATATTAATTGATTATAGCCAAGTAGCAATATCTAACATTATGTCTTTCAGGCAAGACCTGATTGCTGCAGATAATTCAGGTGACGAAAAAGGTGTAGAGAATATTATTCGTCACTGTATTTTATCTTCGCTTAAAATGTACAAGAAGAGGTACGGAAAAGAATATGGTGATTTAGTTGTTTGTTGCGACAGCTTTAATTATTGGAGAAAAGATTATCATCCTTACTATAAATCTAAACGAGCAGGATCTAGGGAACAGGATGACATGCCATGGGATATTTTATTTACCATAATGAGTAAAGTAAGGGATGAGATAGATGAAAACTCTCCTTACAAAGTTATGCGTATAGAAAGATGTGAAGCTGATGATGTTATTGGTGCTCTCGTAAATCATACCGATACATTCGGTAATAATGAACCAGTAATAATCATATCATCGGATAAAGATTTTAAACAGCTTCAAAAATATTCACATGTAAAACAGTTTTCCCCTATGCAGAAAAAGTTTGTCACTCTAGCTAAAGGGGAAACTATTAAAGAATTTACTACTATGCACATAGTAAAAGGTGACACTGGTGATGGTGTACCAAACATATTTTCGCCTGATGATATCTTTCATCAGGAGGGTGTCAGGCAGAAACCTGTCACCAAGAAAATCCTAGAGGAGTTCTATGCTTTTGGTAGAGATGCCTGTAGAACTGACGAAGAAAGGGAAAGGTGGGATAGGAATGAAAGGGTTATATCGCTTGACCATATACCTGAAGAATATTCAAAAGCTATCGTGGACGAGTACCTAAATAATAAAGCGAAGGGAGATAAGATGAAACTATACAATTATCTTATGGAAAATCGCTGTAATTTATTATTAGAAGAAATTGAGGACTTTTAAATATGGCTGTGAAATATATAGAAAAGATTCTTCAGGACATTAATGACACTGGAGAAGTTGAAAAATACAAGGATGACGCATTAGTAAGAATTATTTTTGAGAATGCATTTAATCCTGCGAATAAATGGATTTTACCAGAAGGCAACCCACCTTTTAAAGAAGCTGACGAGCCAGATGGTGCAACTCCAACAAATATGTATCTTGAAGCAAGACGCATAGGTTATATCTTTAAACGAGAAGATCTTTCTCCTGTAAAAAGAGAAGGTTTATTTATTGAGATGCTTGAAAGTGTCCCACCTGCAGAAGCTAAAATACTTCTAGCAATTAAAGACCAAAGGTTGGATAAGATATACCCTAAAATCACACCAGCTGTAGCAAGTAAAATTGCTGAGATTAATACTAACGAAGCTGATAAAATGATTGCGGAAGCAAAAGATGCTGAAGAAAAAGCAAAAAAACCACATCAGAGTACCCAACAAAAACGAGGACCTGATGGAAAATTTATCAAGAAGGCAAAGTAAATGGTAAAACCACTAGAAGAAAGAATCACAACTCTGAAAGATTTAGAGAATGGTATCGAGTATGCTGGTGAAGTTCGTGTATGTACCGAAGATAGATTAGTAGTAGCATATAGAGAAGGAACTACTGCTGAAAAGAAAGAGGTACAGTTTGATGTTTATGATTCGGCTACAGATAAATGGACAAGAGAAGATTGGGAGTGTACTTATCCTAACATAGATAAGTTAAACGCAACTGATATTACTGTTCGTGTAAGCAATCATAGATGAAAGTAGCTGTTGTTATGGGAGTGGCGAACGATCGCTCCATCGCATGGGGTATCGCCAACAAGTTAATAGATGAAGGATATACTTGTGTCTTCACTTATCCAAACGATTCCATAAAGAAAAGAATTACTAGACTATCGCCTATGGCTCATACTATTAAGTGCGATGTATCTAATAGTATGGATGTAAGGAATGCTTTTCTTGCTGTCAAACACCATTATCCTAAGATTGATTATGTTGTTCACGCAATGAGTATGACTGACTTTCGTGAGTTAGATGGTAAGATGATGGATATATCAAAGGAAAACTTCAGTGAGTCGCTACTCGTAGGATGTTATTCGTTGATAGATATAGTAAGAAACAGTATCGAATTTATGAACACAGGTGGGGCATATCTCACACTTAGTTATGATGGAGCTCGTAGAGTTTACGACAACTATAATGTAATGGGATTAGTAAAAGCATCACTTGAGTCAGCAACTAGATACTTAGCGAAAGACTGTGCGGAAAAGGGAGTACGCATAAATTGTATATCGGCAGGTGTAATAAAAACATCATCTGCTATGGCTGTAAAAGGCAGTAAGGGTATGTTGGCTTATGCCGAAGGAGTGAACCCTATGAAACGAAATATCACTCTACAGGATTTAGCAGGAAGTGCATATTACTTCCTATCTGATTTATCTTCAGGTGTGACAGGTGAAACACATTATGTAGATTGCGGATATAATATTATTGGGGCACCGAGTATAGATGACTTATAATGTAATTAATCGTAAATGGGCAACCATGAAAGACGAAAAACTAAAGATGCAACTGAATGGTTTTGTAATGAATACTTCGGTTGATAAGATTGATGAGTTGTTTGATGAAGGTATTATTCGTTATGTAGTCAATCATCAATTATTTGAACTTGACCATGAGCGACAAATATTTTTTGAAGAAGGTGATAAACGAGTACCAGTAGCGAAAGCAAATACAGCAACCATAGGCGAACATAAAGTATATTGCGAGATAGTATTAGAGGGAGAAGAGTTTCCTGAATTCTGTCAGAAAAATGTAAGAGGTACTGCTTGGGATTGGCATCAAAAAGCCAATAAAACTATGGACGAAATTAATGAGCATAAATACTATATAGATCCCGATAAAGGCGAACTAACTATATTAGAGGAGAGAAAAAGTGATGAAGAGATTAAGCAGGACAGAGCGAAGTCAACTAATAGTTGATGCTCTAGTCAAAAAATATGAAGGTGATATTGCTGAAGCAAATGCTAATATGCAAGTCTATATATCCAACTCAGTTGGTATAGGTGAGCATTCAGAAGTCATGGTTGAAATAGATAAACAACTAGAAAAGATTTCTGCTGCTGAAGAAAAACTAGAAACATTGAAGAAGTACACTTCAAGAGAGTACTACCAAACATGATTTTAGGACACGGAATTGATATGGTTCTTGAGTCTAGATTTGATAGACGCAGGGATAAATGGTCGGAAACTATATTGTCGCCGACTGAAAAAGAAATATATGATGGACTGTTAGATAGGCAGAAATGTAATTATCTAGCAAAGGTATGGGTGTTAAAAGAAGCATTTGTGAAAGCAAGACAACACCCAATCGTTGGTATGAAAGAAGCTAAAATGTTTTCCTATATCTCACCGAACTTAGTACCGAGTGACGAGATGAGGAAAAAATTAACAGGGGTAAACATACATTGTTCACTATCGGATTTCAAAGGTTGCGTGATTGGCTCAGTAATTTTAGAGAGCAACACTTAACCACATATAAAATTAATTTTCGTATCAGATACTGGTGGTTCACCCAGTTGTGTCTGCTAGGAATCATTGTATTTGGAAGATGGGATCTAATACCCTATGTTTTGGCATGGTGGTTTTTCGGAGCAATGGCTATCACAATATATGCGCACAGAAGTTTATCACATAATAGTATTACTGTAAAATGGAAATGGCTCGAACACTTCTTCTGCTCTCTTTGTATAGTAAGCAACATCGGAAGTCCACTAGCTTGGGCAGTAATACATCGGATGCACCATGTATATCTAGACGAGGAAAGGGATCCGCACAGTCCACATCAAATTGGTTTTTTAAGATCTTTAACTCATAGGTGGGATGTACCCTTTGAAAATGTACCACTAAGATTTACAAGAGGATTACTGAGAAATAAAACTGCTAGATGGTATCACGATAATAGTTTTAAATCTATGTGTATTACTATATTTGGTGCTTACTTATTAATGTTGTTATGGGGAATCATTGTAGAAACATATACAAATGGATTAGCAGTTATGCTACCAGAGTTGGGGTATTACTTAACACATTTTTATTGGTACGATGGTCCATACTTATACATTCAAGAGTGGGGTATTAATTTTGCATGGGCAGCATTTGCTGGTGCAGGTCTCGGTCAATGGTCTATGGGTATAACTAACGCATGGCAACATAGTGACAAACGAGGAAAACAACATATTCGTAATGTCCCATGGTATTTAAGTTTCATAAACTGGGGAGAAGGATCCCACGATTATCATCATTCTTATCCAAAGGACTTTAGTTTTGGTAAAGGATTAAACGATCCGACACAATATTTTATTCTTTTCTTAGAAAAGATTGGAGCAGTGAATATAAATAAAGTTAGAGGTTAAGATTCGCATGGTGAAAGCTACACATATTAGAAAATAAAGTAGCCACTTCACTGAGTTGCTTATTTCATAAGTTTAACTCCTCTATCTGAGAGTCATGCGTTCGGTTTTGGTAGTTTCCGAATTAACAAAAAACTACCACTTGACTAACTTCCAATATGAAAGGATACACAATGGAAGAATTGGTTTTTGAAATGGAAAGTGGCTTGGTTAATTATATCATAATTCTTACTTTTTCACTTTTATTTTTTATACTAGGATGGGCAATGCCAAGAGGTAGTGCCTTAAAAAGACTCCAAGGTAAAATCTTCAAAAGGTTTTATAATTGGACAGGAGCAGTAATGGTTAAGTTCCATAATTTCTTCGCTGATGAAGAATTTTATTTGGAGCATGTATGGCAAGATACTAAGGACTATGTGCGTAAAAAATATGGATACGAAAAGAAAAAAACTAAAACTACGAAAAAGAAATAATGTTTAGACCACCATATCATGTAGAGTTGAAGGATGTTCCATTCCCATTGACTGAAGCAGAACTTGCTAAACAGATAGCAAGGTATGATAAAGAAAGTGGCGACTGGGCAAAACGCAGAGAAGATTTAATACCTGACCAATGGTACACTGATAAATCTTCATACTCATACGCAGCATATGGTTTCGTAGCAAATCTATGGATTAAACATTTTAACTTCAATCCTGAGTTTCTAAAATGGTTAGATAGAAATATGATGGCACCTGCTTTGGTGGGTACTATATTTGTATCTCCTCCAGGATATTCACTCAGACCACACATAGATTATGTCGATTATAATATCAATTATTATTGGCGATTAAACTTCCCTGTAAATTTAGATGAAAACGCAGATAAAAGTATGGCATTCTGGGATCCTCGTGACTGTAATATGGAACGCAGGAATAAAATCAGACACCCAAAGATGCCATATACTGAAATAAATTTAATAGAGTTTGATGACGAAACTAGACCTAAAGTAAAGAAACACTTTGATACCCAGATGGGTAAATGCTCACTTATATGTGTGGGTGGACCTGACTGTGCTCATAGTATGATTTATGATGGCGAAAAAGAATCCTATACTATTTCTATTGACTTTAGAGATAAACGAACTGGTTCAAGGATACATGATTGGAAAGCGATAGAAAAAAGAATGGGACATTTATTTGTAAAAGATGACAAACCATCTCCTATCTCAGCATGGGTAAAAGAAGATGGTGAGTTTGGATGGAGTAGAGATATAACATGAAACACGAACCTTACTACATGTCGTTGAAGGATACACTTGAACGACCTATTACTAACGAAGACCTACATCAAATATTAGCACCACTAAGAGAAAATCCAGCACGAGGTAATATATGTGTAAGGAATAGTTGGTTTCGTATTGAGATGATGAAACAATGGAGAGACATGATGCTTATGCCATATGGCTGTAGTATATTTCGTGCTCATCCATATTATCGTATGTCTCCCCACTGCGATTCTCCAGCAAGACCGAACTGGGGAAGAGTGACTTGGGCATTCGAAGAGGTAAGTCCTGGAATATATGAACCATGGCGACCTGATGAAGAAGAAACTTCTATCATGACATACTGGGATGCAAGTGAAGCTGAACAGTGGGACTCTGATATGTGTAATGTATCAGGCGATCCTGAAAAAGATTTAACTTATATTATACCAAGAGAAAGAATACTTCCTGGATATCAAGGCAATCTAAAAGAAGAATTAA